CTCGCACCGGCATACTCGCCGAACAGGCCTATCGTCGGACCGTATGCTATGCCGCCGTCGGCAAACTTGCTCATGCCCTTCACCGCGCTCACCATCGCAGCCAGCTGCGCCAGCCCCGTCGCCGCAAAGGCTATCCATCCCCACGGGCCGAGCGCTGCGCTCTTGCTCGTCGCCTGTGCGTAGCCCAGAGCCATCGTAGCTATCGCCTGTGCCAGCGTCCCGGCCACATTCAATATAGGCATCTCCATCGCGTCGCCCATGCTGCTCAGGCTGCTGCCCATCTGGCCTATAGCGTCCGTGGCATTCTCCAGACGCTTGCGCGCTTTCTCCGCGCTGTTGCTGTCTATGTCGATGTCTACCTTCTTGGCCCCCAGCGCATCCAGCTGGTCATTTATCTCGCCGATGGCCTGCGATGCGGCCTCCGCTGACAGCACGCCCGCATCCCTGAGCTGCTCTATCCATGTCGCCTTGGCCCGCATCCCGTTTATGCGGTCCACCTGAGCCTGCATCATGTCGCCGATGCTGCTGATGCTGCCCTTCAGCTTCGGCTCTTCATCCCGCTTCATCAGCTCCATGGACCTGAGCACCGGCGTCCGCTCCTCTTCAGCAGCCTTGGACGGCTTGCTCTCCCGTGTCGAAGGTTTGCTGACGCTACCCGCCGTGCCTGTATTACTTAATTTGATGCCCGCATTGGCCTCATCGTTCAGCTTCGCAAAGCTCCCGGCAGTCTCATCGATAGCTCGCTGTAGTTCCCGCAGCGTCTGCCGCAAGTCCTGCGCTTCCGAGTTGTTGGCTATCCACTTCACGCTGTTCGCCGCTCTCGCGCCCTGCTCTGTATATCGCCACTTGCCGTCGCTTCCTAACGTCTCGTAGCCTGTCGTTGCGTCATGATGGGAGCTCAGCACTTCCTCGCCGGCGCTTACCTTGTGCCGTGCAGCAGCGGCTGTGTTGAGCTCTGCCAGTCTGTCCGATACCGTCATCTGCTGCGAATACAAGGATTGCAGCTTGGCAGCGTATGCAGCGGCCTGCGCCCTCCTCTTGAAGCCTTCGACCACCATGTCCGTTTGCTTGGAGAACACATTCTCCGCATCTGCCACACTGTTCACCGTTAAGCCCAGCCGCGCCATCTCCTCGCGATGAGTCTTCACCCAGCCGCTGCGGCTGCTCTTATCCAGCTGCTTCCACTCTGCCTGTAGTCGTCTGTACGAGCTCATCAGCTCCGAGAACACCTGAGCATTCTGCTGTCTGTAGCTCTCCTCCGCGCTCTTCATAGCCTCTGCGCTGCGTCGCGCCGACTGTCCAAGTCCCTCGACCTTGTCCGACGTATTCTCGCTCGTCATTCCCAGCTTTTCCATCACAATGGATAAGCCGGCTAACACAGCACCTATGACCGTTGCCGCCTCAAGGCCTCTTAGGGCCCACGTTACGCCTCTTAAAGCTATTCTGGCTGAAGAAGCCGACAGCGTTGTGACGCCTAAGGTAGTACACAAGACGCGTATCATATCCTTTGCTGCACGAGTATTTAGCTTATTGATATTTAGCGCCAGGTTAAGCCCCGCAAAGGCGGCTGCGACAGACTTTACAGCTGTCACTGATTTCATAAGCATGAATACAATCTGGCTTACTGCAAATGCCAGCTCAGTATAGGGCATGGCAGCCTGCACCACTTTACCTATTGCCTCTTTTATGTCGCCCAGCTTATTCTCCAGCTGCTTCAGATGTCCCACATCTGTCTGCCCAAGCGCTTTATTCATTTCCCCGACGTTCTCTGTGATCACCTCGGCGAGCATTGCTGCTCTCGCGCTCTCGTCACCATATTGCAGTACATTCTTCTGCGCCTCGGTAAACGTGATGCCCACCCTCTGCAATACCTCTGTCTGGCCCTGCATCGCCTTGCCCATCATGTTACCGATGCTTACTGCGCCCTCTGCCGTAGCTTTGTAGCCCATCTGCTGAGCTATTAGATTGTTCATAGCAGGGATAAGCATCTCCAGACTCGACTTCTGCTTTAGAAATGTGGCCATCTGCTGGGCTCCCGAGGCGGCTATGTCGTCCTCTACCACGCCCAGCTCCTGCTGACGGCTGCACAACTCCCTTATCGAGTTTATCTCGTCTTCGCTCGCGCCCATTCTTCCTCGCATGATGGTCTCGAGCTTTGTCTGTGCTGTCACGGAAGCCTGATAGTCTTCTACCAGTTTCGACATTTCTTCGCGCAGGCCGCTTATCGCATTCTGCACGACCTCCGCTGCCTGTGCCGCCTCGGCCCATGATAGCATGTTCCAACGCGCCTTCTCTGCCTCGTCTTGCACCTCCCTGATCGCGCGGCCCATCTCCTCGGCGTCAGCGGTTACCCTCTTGGCTCCACCATTATCCTGGATTTTTATCAAAAAACTAACTTCTTTCGCCATGTTATTCAATATTGTTTCTTATATTTGCAGCACATTCTAAATGGAATATTATGAATGAGATAACTACAATTGACCGTATTCTCTATGATTTAAAGCCCTTCATTGAGTACGCATTGGATCATTGGATTCTCGCGATCATAACCTTGGTCTATTGCATTTTTATAATGGTGTGGGGGATTTCAGGTTTATATCAAATAATTTTTAAGCCGAAGATATAATCTTCACTTCATCCCGTAGGCTTTCTTGGCCGCTCTGTAGCGGCTCATGATTTCATCCTTGCTCTCCGGCCGCTCTTCCCTGCGGCCTTTTTTTATTCTCATCCCAGGGGAACTGCATCACATCCCTCGCCTCAAGCCGCTTCTTCGACCATGGTTGTAGCATGCACAGACACTGAGTGCGCGTTCGCTCCCATGCCGCTCTTTCCGCTCGCTCCTCCCGCTCTCTCCACGATTTCCATATCTTCTCATACTCCGATGGGGTGCACCGGCAGAAGTCTGCCAGACTCATACCCATACACCCCATCCATAACGCAAGTAATTCTTCTATGCCTTCGCCGCCTTCGCCTCCGGCGGCATTTTTTTTTGACCGCCGGAGCTTTCTGTCTGATCCCTCCAGCGCTTCACCTCTTCCAATGTGATACTGTTGCAGAAGGTCTCGAAGTCAAGCGGGAAGTCGATGCCGTGAGCCTGTGAGGCGCAGGCTACACAGCACCACATCAGCATCATCATCGCCTCGAGGTCGCCGTCCTTGAGCTCCGACACATCGTGCCCCGTCTCTCGCTTGTAGCGCAGCAGAGCGCCCATCGTGACGTACAGAGGATACTCCTTTTCATTGATTCGTATCTTCATCGCTCACGCCCTCCTTATGCGCCCGCTGAGGCCGTGCCGCTCAGACCGTTCTGCAGCTTCTCTACCTTGCCCGAGTTCTCCAGCTGTATGCTGTATTTCGCATCGTCCCCGGCCTGACCGTCAAGCTCCAGAGATGTGATGATATACTTCCCGCTGTAGCCGCCTGCCGTCTTGCCCGTTCGCTGGTCGCCGTCCCTTAGGTTGTAGGCCGCCTCCACAGGCTCGCCCCTGAGCATCATGTCCTTCAGCTGGTCGTAGGTCGGGGTCTTCTCATCGCCGTCTGTCAGCACACAGCCGTCGGCCGAGATGCTCTCGCTGAAGCTCTTCACATACTTCTCCTTCCACTTGCCGCTCGCGGCCTCCTTCGTTATCCTCTCGCCCGTCTCTGTCGAGGTGCTCACCTTACAGCCCGTCGAGAAGCCCAGCGCATTACCGCCGATGCTCAGGATTAAATCAGTTCCGTCTAATACACTTTTTGCCATATCCTTTTTGTTTTAATTGTGATTACTACTCCGGTCGCTATGCCGGCTATGAATAATAATGCCATTCTAATGGGCTTCGAATGCCCTTCGCTCAGCTCCTTGGTCTGCCGCTCTGTGCTCTCCTGCCGCTCTGTGCGGGAGAGTGCTGCGCCTCTGCGGCTTTTCAGCATCCTAAGCTCCCTCGCCAGGCTGTCGCACCCCGCCTCTACTACGATTACGGGGCTTCTACCGTCCTTCTTACGCTTTACCGAGGTCCTTATCGTGGCCCTACCGCTTCGCAAGCTGTAGCTCGCGCCCTCCGGCAGCCTCAGCAGCGTGTCGACAGGTATCTCCATCCTCACGCTGTCGGGCGCTACGCCCTCATGCCACAGAGCCGTCACCTCGCTCACTTCGCTCCTGCTCACGCTGTCGATCCTCAGGGCCTGATTTCTTTCTTCGCTTACCGCCCTGGTCGTTCTGCAGCTCGTCGCGCACAGGACAAGCAGAGCGATGAGGGCATACCTGTATAGCTTCGATAGCACGCGAGAGCCGGTTGAGAGCCCTGCGCGTAAGGTCGTTCTCCGAGACAAGCTTCTCGGTAAGCTTCTTCGAGTCGTCATATTTCCTCTGTGTTTCTTCCAGCAGCCGGCTGATATCTTCATACATCGCCTTGTAGGTGTCGTGCACCGTCTTGGCCGTGCGCGCCGAGTTGGCCTTCCTGTTGGCTATCCATGCTATGGCAGCCCCTATCCCGCCGCTCGGCACAGCCCATTGCAGTATATTGAGTATCGTGTCTGTCGCTCCCATTCTTCGTCCTATTTGTTTGTTATGCCTATGCTCCTCAGCCACCGCCCTACGTCGAAGCAGGGACATGCCTTCCTCGGGTTGAGGTCATGATGGCCGATGATTTTCACGCTCGGGAAGCGACGATGGAAGTCCGACACATATCGCCTCATCGCTTCTCTCTGGGCCTTGGTGCGCGTGTCCGCCGGCTTTCCATCTACCGTCAGGCCGCCTACATACACTATGTGGCGGCTCACACCATTGTAGCCCTTAGCCCCGTTGGTCACCTCCTGCGGGTCCACCATAGCGTCCTCGTTGTTCTCTACCAGGCGTTCCACGCTCCCGTCTATGTGTATCATATCCGTGTAGCCCACCCGTTTCCAGCCTCGGCCCCCCTTCGAGACGGGGTCGGTGTGCCAGTGCCGTATCTCGGCCCCGCTCACCTCCCGTCCCTCAGGCGTGGCCGTGCAGTGGATTACCAGATATTCCAGCTTTCCCACTTCTGTAGTTCGTTATGCGTTCGGCGTCACCTCCGAGCTCCCGGAGGTATTGCCCTTGCCAAAGGTGGAGCTCCAGTCTGCCACAGAGCTCTGATTGATGTTTTCTCTCAGATCTGTCGAAGCGCGGAAATTGATCATCTTCCTCTTGACATCAGCTGTCGTGAAGTCCTTCTTGTTGCTTACGCCCCTGCTCTTGATGCTCACGGAGAATGTGCCGATGCCGTCCAGCTTCACGCTGCGTCCGTCCGACAAATTCTTCTTTATCACATAGAGCAGAGAGTCGATGGCGTTCTTCACGTCACCGCTCGTCAGGCTCGTCTGCTTCTCCACATCGTCCATCAGCTCTTTCTGGCTGATTAAGCGACGGCCATAAGCCTGTGCATAATACTTCACTGTCCCGTCTTTCGGGTTCTTGCGCTTGATAACATTAAAGTAAATCATCTTCTTTTGCTCTTTAATTTCGTTCGTGTCTGTTTATTGGCAAGCCTTTCAAATCATGTGGGAGATAAATTTTTTCATGTCCCACATAAATTTTTTTATGTCGCACATAAAATTTTTTAGGTCCCACGTGATTTTACCCTGCCGGGGTTAGGCGTCAGAATTGTCGTTTTTCTTCACCATCACCACGCTCGCGTCGTCCTTCTTGGGCATGCAGATGAAGTAGTGACGGAAGTTGATGAGGTTGCGCTGCGAGAGCGGGTCGGTGGCCGCCTCGCTGTAGTACATCTTGGTGCTGCCGGTGGCCTTGAACACACGCGGCGTATAGAAGGCCAGCGCACAGCGCTCCGCGCTCTTGGGAGCCGTGGCGTCGAGGGCCAGCTTCGTGCCGTCCTGCTTGTAGAGCGGAGTCAGCGCGTACTCGTACACGTCGAAGCCGTACAGGCGCCCGATGGTGCCGTCGACGCGGTTGATGTTATACTGCTCCCTGAAGCTCTGCTCCGAGCTCAAAAGGTCGTTCACCATGTCCGGGCTCAGCACCAGCCTGCGGCCATCCGCCGGCACATGCTTCTCGTCCATCGCCTCCTTCAGCGCTATCACGTCGTCAAGGCACATCTTGTAGCGCAGATCCGCGCCCTTCTTGCCGCTCGTAAACAGCGTCGCCTTGCTCTCGCCCAGGGCGTGGGCTGCCTTCTGGAATTTCGCGATGTTGATAGCCTCCGCGTGGGCTTCCTTCACCCTCTGCATCTTGTCATACGAGGCCGCGTAAAGCTCGTCGTCGGTGATGGGCGTCGCCTTGCTCTGAAACTTGTCCAGCTTTATCGCGATGTCCTTGTCCTTGAGCGCCTGCACGGGGATGGGGTAGGTGGTGTTGTTCACCAGCACGTCAGGGTCTACGCCCACGTCCACCAGATGTATCACGTCATTGTCCGTGATGCTGCTCATGTCGGGCACGCCGTCCAACCACGTGCCGTCCATCTTGCCCCTCAGGCTCTTTACCATTTCGCCTGTCCAGATCTCTTTAAATACTGTTGCCATTGTCTTTCGTGTTTTAGTTGTTATGTCTTAGTTTGATTAATCCATATCCGGCTCCATGCCGTACTCAGCCTTGTAGAGACGCGCATAGCGCTCCCTGTCGCTCTCTCTGAGCCGCTCTATCTCCTCCGCGCTGAGTTTGCTCAGGCTCATCTCTTCGCCCTTCTCCTCGCCGGAGGTGTGTATCATCTCGCTCAGGCTCACCCTGCGGGACATCGCCGCGAATACCTCGCCCAGCTCCTTCTCGCCGATTTTATTGCCCAGCTCGACAAACTGCCCGCGCCTCTCCTTATCGATCTTGCGCTCCTCGATGGCCCTGTCCACAAGCGTCACGATGCGGCCCTTCCTGAGCTCGCTCACCTCCGCCTTCAGAGCCTCGTTCTCCTTCTCTAAAGCCACGCGCGCTCTCTCGTTCTCCTCTTTGCCCGCTGCGGGCTTCTCTCCCGCCGACAGCTTCACGTCGGCCTCCTTCTTCTTCTTTTCTGTATTCTCCATTTCTATTGTGTTTATTGACGGCAGGGGATTGTCTCCGTCCCTGCCGAGGGTTATCTGTCTTCCGTCCCTTTTCAGCACCAGCGCGTCGTCGTTTGCCCCGATGTCCACTATGCTCACCTCGTAGAGACGGCTCTTCGTGATGGTCGGCGAGCTCTGGCCTACCACCAGATACTTATCCTCTGCGCTCATCTCGATGATCTCCAGCCCCGCGCTCACTGCCTTCAGGCTGCCGAACTCCCACTGGTTCTTGCAGCGCTGACTCAGCTCCGAGGCCTCGTCAAATACCGGTTCGCCCGTCACGTCATCGCCTTCCTTCCTGATGTCCTTCATATAGCCTATCACGTCGCCCCGATGGTGCATGTACAGCAGCACCGGATTGCGCTTGTATTGCTCTATGTCCATCCCGTCGGTCAGCACACGCGTACCGTAGCTGTTCAGGCTCCCGTTCGTTATTCTTACTCGCTTTCCCATTTCTTC